TCGAAATGCCCGGGCTACTCGATCAGCGAGATGAACCTGACCGTGACGCTGCCCGACCCAACCGACGTGAATCGCAAGGGCGCCAACATCATGCTGCTGGGTGCCGAAAATGCCGAAAAGCTGCGCGGCATCTTCCTGTCCGGCTTGGTGCTCGATGAGTTTCAGGACATCCCGGTGTATGTCTGGGACACCATTCTCCGGCCGGCGCTGGCTGATCGTGGCGGCTGGGCGATCTTCTCGGGCACGGTCAAGGGTCACGACAATGCACTCTGGGAAACCTACGAGAAGGCAGCGGCGGACACGGGCAACTGGTTCCGCTTGCTGGTCAAGGCCAGCGAGTCCGGCATCCTGCCCCCGGAAGAACTTGAAGACCTGAAGCGCGGCATGACCGCGGAAGCCTACGCGGCCGAGATGGAATGCGACCCGGCTGCCACCGTGACCGGCCGCATCTTGCTCCCCTACATCAATGTGCCACAGGTCACGCGCGTCCCATGGCAACCGGACGGCGGCCCGGTGCTGACGGCGTGGGACTTGGGGATGAGCGACACGACGAGCATCTGGACCGCACAGGCGGTCGGTAAGGAAATGCACCTGCTCGACTTCTATGAACAATCCGGGCAGGCGCTGAACCACTTCGTCGATTGGTTGCGCCGACTCCCCTATGCCAAGCACTATGGCGCCCACCTGATGCCGCACGACACCAACGTGCGTGAGCTGGGCACCGGGGTCAGCCGCCTCGAAATCCTGCGCAACCTCGGTATGCGTAACATCCGGATCGTGCAGAAGCTACCCAAGGCCCAGCAGATCGAAGCCGGGCGGATGCTCATGCCGCGCTGCTGGTTTGATGCTGAAGGGTGTGCGGTTGGCCTGCGTGCGCTGCGCGGATACCAGTTCAGCTACGACCAGAAGCGCCAATGCTTCAGCCAATCCCCGCTGCACGACAAGAACTCCAACGGCGCCGACGCTTTCTTGGGGCTGGCTGTGGGGATGCGCAAGGCGTCCAGCTACATGGACAACAACCCGGGCACCTTCGGGCTCAGTGACGGCGACCTGATGGACATGGATGAGGGGTTACCCGTAGTTGAGCCTTGGCAAGACACGACTGGCGTGTTCGGTTGAATTGTGATTTAATCGGCGCCATCACCGATTGAGCCACCCCCATGCCCAACGCCAGACTTATTCGCCAAGATCAGGAAGCCGCGCAAAAGCGCTACCTGAACTATGCCGCGCAGATTGAAGGCTATAATGCTGAAGTGGATCGCGTCAATGCGGCGAACCAGTCGGCCAGCGACCTTTACAACCAACAAGCTGCCGAATATAACGCCTTCGTGAATAGCATCAAGGCCGGGCAGCAGATGGGTGTTGGTGAGTACGCCCCGGGCGCCTTCACAATGATGAAGGGTTACAGCGACGACAATGGGGTGCCCGGAATCACGGCAGCCTATGCCGACAAAAGTGGCAACCCTCAAATGGCCGGCGCACTGGTGGATAAGCTACCGGATGCCGACGCCGGCTTGAACGGTGTCTGGTTGAAGAACTCAAATGGCACGGCGACATTTCATCAATGGAACTCAGGGTACATTGATGGCGGTGGTGGGGACGGCGGTAGTGGTCCTGTTCAAGTCGGCCCTGCGGGGTGGGTGGCAACCGATAACACCGCCCGGCTAATGCAATTCAATACCCCAAGCCCGACGGCGCAAGAGGTTTCTACCCCTGCACCTGAGCAACCGAAAGGCTGGAACCCAAGCCTGCGGGAAATCGAAGAAGTCCAAGCACCTACCGCGGATGCCGCCGGTGTGCAGATGGCCGCGGCCCGGGGTGAAAGTGCCAAGGCCGGTTTAGTCAATGAGGCAATCGGGCGCGAAAGTGCTTTTGCCGATCCCGAAGACCCCAATAATCTTGCCGACAAGGGTATTCTCGCCCGCGTTCTCGGAGGCCAACTGTAATGCAAGCTGAACTGATCACCGAATTGCCCGATGAGGCTATGAGCCCGGAAGAGCAGGCCGCCGCCGAGATGATGCTCGAGGACATGCTGAACGAAGAACAGCGCCGCAAACAGGACCAAGAAGAAATCCGCGACAAGCTGGCACAGGTGCTGATCAAGCGCCGGGATGAAGCCATCAAATATCGCTCAGCCAGCGGCATCGAACGCCAATGGGCAGAGGATCAGGCCTACTACGAGGGCGAGGAAGACAGTTCAAAGACTGCCTACTACAAGGGGATGACCCTTGGTTCCCCGCTTCTGGCCAAGCCGAAGAACGACTACAAATCCAAAGTCTTCCTGAACATCACGCGCCCCTACGTGGAGACCGCGGGATCGAAGGTGATCGAGGTACTATCGCCGGTGGATGACCGCGCCTTCTCGATCGAGCCGAGCCCGATCCCCTTCGCGGTGATGAATGGCCAACCGGTCGAGGGTACAGCCATGCCCCCAGACCCGGCCGCCCAGCAACAACAGCAACCAACCATGATTGGTCCGGACGGACAGCCGGCAACACCCCAGCAAGTACAGCAGGGGATACAGCAAAAGAGCGCTGAGGACCAGCTACGCGCTGCGGCCAAGGGCGCCGAGCGCTGGATCGACGACAAGCTGCAGGAATGTGGCTACAACGCCGAGCTGCGCCGCCTCGTGGATGACGCCGCCCGCTTGGGCACCGGCATCATGCGCGGCCCGATCCCGACGGTGCGTGTTTCTCGCAAGGTCGAGGGTGGTCAGGTGGTAATGGTTCAGGACATCGTGCCTGAATCGAGCTGCATCTCCCTGTGGAATGCGTTTCCGGACCCGGCCTGTGGCGACAACATCCACAACGGGCAATTCTTCATCGAACACGACATGCTCACCGAGAAGCAGGTGCGTGAGCTCCAACTCGACCCCAGTTATCTGGCGGAAGCCATCGAAAAGGTGATCGAAGAAGGTCCGCGCACCAACGCATCGACCGTAATCGCTACCGCACCCCACGAATCCAACGACAAGAGCGCCGCCCGCTACCACGTCTGGTACTACCACGGCTTCCTTTCTGTCGAAGATGTGGTGGCAATGGGTTGTGGGTGCGGTGATTTGCAGGGTGGGGTGGCCGCGGTCATCACCATCATCAACGATACCCCGGTAAAGGCGCATTTACCGCCGCTCAGCGCCGGCCGCTTCCCCTATGACGTGATGTGCTGGCAGCGCACCGCCGGTTCGCCGTGGGGTATCGGTATTGCCCGCCAAATTCGTGCTTGTCAGTCCATCCTGAATGCCACCGTGCGCTCTATGATGGAGAATGCGGGCCTGTCCAGCGGTCCTCAGATCATTCTGGGTCGTGGTTCCATCGTCCCGGCCGACGGTCAATGGACGATCACGCCGCGCAAGGTGTGGCTGCTCAAGCCGGACGCCGACATCCCGGATGTGACCAAGGCCTTCAACGCCGTGCAGATTCCCAGCATTCAGCAGGAACTGCTCGAGACCGTGAATTTCTGCCTGAAGATGGCCGAAAACGTCACCGGCCTACCGATTCTGCTGCAGGGTCAGCAGGGTCCGACCGGCGTTCCGGAAACCGTGGGCGGTATGCAGATTCTCGTGGCCAACGCTTCGAGCCTGTTGCGTCGCATGGCCCGCATCTTCGACGACTCGATCACCAAACCGCACGTCACCGCCTACTATGACTGGATGATGGAGTTCGGTGAGGATGATTCCATCAAGGGCGATTTCCACGTCGTCCCGCGCGGCTCTTCGGCGCTGGTGGCCAAGGATATGCGCTCTTCCTTCCTGACCCAAGCGGTCCCGCAGATGATCGTCAATCCGGCGTTCGGGATCGACCCTGCCCGCTACTTCAAGCAAGTGGCCAAGCTCAACGGGCTCGAAGCCGAAGACATCCAATTCACCCAAGCCGAACTGCAAGCACTCATGCAGCAGCCGCCCCCGACCGATCCCCGCGTTCAGGTCGCCCAAATCAGGTCCGACACCGACATCAAGACCACCCAGATGGAAGTCCAGACCGATCAGGCCCGCATCGCCCGCGACATCGACCGCGACACCCTGTACGTGCAGGCCGAGAACGAGCGCACCAAGACCACAGCCGCGACCAACATGGCCGAGCTGGCGCTGCGCCGCGAACTGGCGATGCTCGACTACGCCAACAAGCACCAGATGACGATCGAACAGATCAAGGCCAAGCTGGCGCTCGAAGGCGGCAAGATGGACCTGCAACGCGAACTGGCCCAGTTCGGTCATGTCAGCGCCCAGTCTGCCCGGGTAACCGATGCCAAGCTGGGCAACCAGCAGGCGGTCGTCGAGAAGGCGGTGGAGCAGGTTGCCACGCCGGCGGTTGAACCCCCGGGCCGCGCTCCGAACGGACAGGGGTTCGCTCTGTGATCCCGATCCCGGACGACTTCGAGCTCCAAGACCCGGCAACCATCCCCATCAAAAAGCCTGAGTTCCGGGAACAGGCCCGGCTTGTCGCGGCCCTGCGCTGCAGGTGGGCGACGATTGCCGACCGCGCCCAGCGCCCGGTCGTGTTTGCCGTGCCCAACGGTGGCCAGCGTGACGCGCGTGAGGCGGCGAACCTGAAGACTCAAGGGGTGTTGGCTGGAATGCCTGATCTCGGCATCCTGTGCCCGGGCGGACTCACCATCTGGATCGAGATGAAAGCCGAAAATGGTAGCGTGTCGCTGACGCAAGCTGCACTGCACCCGCATATTACCGATCTCGGCTTTCCGATGATCGTTGCCTACAGCGCCGAAGAGGCGCTGGCCAAACTGAGGAAACTGTAATGCAAGACGTGAATGACATCGTGACCCTCGTTCTCGGTGATGCCGACGCGGCACATCGCCAGCACCTTGCCACCGAATCCTTCGCCGAGCACATGGCACTGGGCGACTTCTACGATGCAGTTCGTGGGCAGATGGATGCGCTGGCCGAGGCGTTGATCGCAATGGGCCAGAAGCCGAAGCCGATCGGGCGCCCGGCGCTTGAACAACTCAAGGATGGGTTCGGGCAGCTGCAAGGCCTGCGGTCGGTATGCGACGGGCTGCCGGCGGCCGAGAACCTGTTCGACGACATCACCTCGACCTACCTGAGCGCGATCTACAAGTTGGAGCGTTTATCGTGAAGATCGACATTCACAGCACCACATGGATGGCGATCACTGAATATGCTGAACGTCGCCTAGCTGAGCACCGCAACCGCCTTGAAGGGATGAATCTCGATTGGGAAAACACACAGGCGACCCGTGCCCAGATGCGTGAGCTTCGCCTTTTGCTTGCTGAAGCCGAGCCGGATGATGCACAATATGTAGCACTTGATACACCACAACAGGAGTAATACGGCATGGCTGAAGAACTGAACCAAGAACAGGTGGATGCTGAAGAATCAGCAGCATTCGAAGCAGCATTCCATCAAGAGCGCGACGCGCTGGACGAATCCCATAGCGACGCGACCCCGGTTGTCGAGGCGCCAAAACCCGCTGAAGAACCGAAGCCGGCTGAAGAGCCGGTCGCTGAAACACCGAAACCGGATGAAACGCCGGCTGCCGAGCCGGAAACACCCAAGACGGTTCTGGCCGGGCTTACCGAAGAGCAGATCACGCAGGCACTTGCCCGGGTTTCCCAGCAACAGATGACCATCGACAAGCTGGGTGGCCGCCTTGGTCAGCTCATGCAAACGGTTGAGAGTCTGAAGACTCAGCCGCGCACGGTTGCCGACCAGCGTTCGTTCGACCTCAAGCTCGAGAAGCTGAGCGAGGCCTTCCCTGAGCTTGCCGAGATGTTGCGCGAAGACCTGAAGGGGATTGGTGCCGGTAGCGGCGACGCCCCGGCACAAGCCCAACCCCAGACATTTACCGCCGACGACGTGAATAAGATCGTCACGGAAAAGCTGACCGCCTTCCAGCAGCAGCAGGAACGCGGCCTCGAGGTGCGCATGCTGAGCACGGCACACCCAGACTGGGAGCAAACCATCCGCACCCCGCAGTTCGCGCTTTGGCGTGACAACGTGATCGAGGATGGCAAGGCGCTGATGGAATCCGAGAACGCAGCCTTCATTTCCCTGCGCCTCACCCAGTTCAAGGATTGGGTG